TCCTGTGACATGTCGGACGGCGGGTGCTTGGACTGCAAGGCGATCTCGTCAGCGTCAATGGTCTCGTCCACATACTCGGTACGGTGGGTGCAGTTCGGATGGAACACGCCCGCCGCCTGTGCATCCTGATACGTCGGGAAGCCCTTACGCTTTCCGGCAACGCAGATGATACGGCCTTCCCAAGCCGCGCACTTAGGACAGTCCGGGTCTCCGTCCGCGCTGATCCGTGCGAGCTGGAAGCCGTTCGCTGCGAGGGAGTCGCAATAACTGTCTGTCCATACGCGCTGTGCGTTGGTGCGTGTCAGCATCTGGAAATAACGGGCGTTCTCCCATGCGCGTCCTGACTTGTCCACGAACCTGTAAAGGCTCTGGTTGCCGCTATCCTTCTGCCAGCGTTCCTGTAACGCCTTGTTGATCTCTGTATATGTCATGCCCTCGACAGCGGCCTGTCTGGCAACATCGATGTAGGCGAAACGCAGGGAACGGACAAGGTTCTGCTGCATCTTGTCAGTGAAGACGGCGGCAAGGCGGTCTGAATTTTGCACGTCCAGATAGTTCAGATAGCTTTCCGTTCTGGCGGGGTCGTATTGCACGAGGTCGGACTTGCCAGCCTCTTGCAGCTCCTCTGTGGCATCCTCGTGCGCGTTCCGTGCCGTGGTATCCGTCAGGCGTTCAAGGTGCGCGGACATGGCTACCTGCATGCGCTCAAGCGAGTCAACGGCGGCTTGTATCGCCAGCTCTCGTGACTTGGAGTTGGTGGCGGCGTTTCCAAGCTCCGCAAGCTTTCCGACGATGGTCACCAGGACGTTGACGATTCCCTTTTTCAAGGTTTCGATAAGGGCGGCGTTCGTTCCGTCCTGTACCTTTTTCAGTTCCAACGCAAGAATCTTCTGCCGGGGAGTCATTTGTTACCCCCTGACCATAAGAACGCCCATGCGCACACCGAGCCACCGCAGGCAATCATCCGAAAACTTGGACTTGTTTTGCTTGACGGGTGTTTCAGCCTTTCCCTTCAAAGAAGGAATCGCGCCAATCCCCGTCATGGCCTTTCCTGTCTGCCCCAGTAGGTGGATAGCCTGTTCATATACCGCGTACTCGTCCCGCGTCGTGTCGCCCTGCGCGTAAGCGTCCTCGGTCTCAACCATCACACGCCCGAGCTCGCGTGAAAGCTCGCGTTTAGCCTGTGCGATTGCGCCTATCTTCTGCGCCTGTGAATACTGCGCCCAGATTGTCGCCTTGGAATGCCCAAGGAAATACGTCCCTGCTCCGCTGATGTCGATAGCCATATCGTTACTCCAATAAAAACGGCGGGAGACGGGAAAGACCCGAAACCCGCCGTTGTTGATCTCAAAGAAGCATACCGCTATTGGGCCTTTTTACGGCCCTTCGCTTTTTCAGGCTCCCCAGGTTGCTCATTGCCGTCAGGATTGCCAGCCTTTTCAGACTCAAGCTCCGCGATGCGGACACCAAACGCTGTGTTTTCCTTGCCGAGCTCATTGACTCTGTCGGTTAGGCCAACGTTTGCAGACCGTAAAGCTTCATTGCTGTCCTGTACAGCCTTGCAGGTTTCTGCAAGAGTAGCCTTTTCAGACTCAAGCTCCGCGATGCGGGCATTGAGTTCAGCAACGATAGGCGCAGCGGCAAGCTCTGCGGCCTTGCGTACTCTTACGCGGTTCGCTTCGTTGCTCTTACGGATCGCGTCCTTGATCGGATCGCGTACCGGAATGCCTTCAGAAGCCGTATCCTGGGTAGGATCAATCATTGCTTACTCCTTCCTGCCGTACTGCAAGAACCCGAGCTGATATGTGGCGTTCGTTGCGGTCGAGAATGTCACCTTGACGGTTTCACCTTTCCAGACGATCTTAGACAGGTCGATTGGAATAAGCGAATTTGTAAGAACGCCCGCTGCGACCGTGTAGGTGCAGAACAGGTTAGTTCGTACAGTGGAATCGGGATTGGTCAGAAGCCCCTCGACCTTTACCGTGCCAGCGTCTGCCGTGCCGTCACCTGCCTTGGTGGCTCCCCAGACGCGAATTACATACGGGGACGAGTTGATTGTACGGCCAGCAATAAACGTCTCGCTTACCGCAGCCGTGCCGTTCAAGGTCTTTGTCTTTTCAGACACATCCGAACCAACCAGGTCGACAGCAAGTGTCGTCATGGCAGCCATCGCGCAAACCGCGCAGAATAAACTAAAAAGCTTCTTCATGTCATTTTCTCCGTTTCTCTGTTTCAAAAAGGATGGCTACCGGAATCGAACCGGCTCCCCCGCCCCTATGATACGGGGTTGTCACCAGACACCATGCCAGATTAGGCAATCTTGCACTTGATTGCGACTGCGCGTACGGCCTTCTTCTCGTAAACGCGGTCCCAGCTTGCAGCGAGCTCGAGCTCTGCATTGGTCGGGGTTGCGCCAGCGGCGGTACCCTTCCACTTGATACCGCGAACGTGGGCGATCCACGCATTGCGGGAAGCAAGCACATCCATACTCGACAGGATGTCACGGCCAGACTCGAACGGCACCTTGCTGGGCACGTCGTTCAACGCAATAGCCCCTGCGCCAAACAGGTAGATCGTGGCAATGCCCGTCGCCGCGTCATACGGTACCGAATCATCCATGATGATTGCTCGACCGTTGTAGCGCGAGAGGGAAGCGGGATTGTCAGCCGCACGTGCGATGTACGACGTACCCCCGACCTCATTCAAGCGGGCTTCGGCCATGGAGTGCATTGCAACCGCGACGAGCAGTTCCTTTGCGTCACCCAGCTTCTGTGCGCCCATGTTCAGCGTGTTCTTGTTCAGAACAGCGTCATCGCCCACCTCGCCGGAGATGTCGAGGACAAGGTCAGCACCATCATTCGCCACGTTGTCAGCGAATACGCCCTTCAGGACGCTGAACACAGCAGCCTGACGGCGACGTGACCAATAGTCAGCGATCCGGTCAGCGATAGCCGCGACTGGATCGTCGCAAGCGAAATCTGCCGCGAGGTCGCTTACCGACCATGCCTTGCCGCGACGCAGGCAAACAGCAACGTCCTGTCCAGCAGCGATCTTGGCAGGGGTCAAAGCTACGGTTTCGCTCAAAACCTCGTCAACGCCTGTAATATCATTCCAGAAAGGAAGATTGACCGTGGTCCCGCCCACGCCACCGTTAGCCGCGATAAGTGCAGCGAGAGCCGGATCTGACGAAACGACGCCACTGCGGATAAGCGCGGACTTTTCCGCCAATTTCTGACGGAAATATTTTGCGAAGGCTGTATTCGTTACAACGTCCGCGATTTTCATAGCTGCTGCCATGTGTGTTCTCCTTGTTTTGTTTTAACCAACATTGTTAATCGATTGTGACCCCTGCTTCAGTGGCCAAGCGTTTGGCCTCTGTCGGGTTTGCCGTTGAAAGCTCAATCTGCTTGGTCAGGTTGAAGGAATCCTTCTTGAAAGGGTTCGGCCCTGCTGACGGTGCGGGATTGGGGTTGCCCTTGACAGCCGTTGTGTTTCCGGCCTGGGCCTTGATAAGGACAGCGTTCTCCGTCTTGAAAGCTTCAAGTGCTGCATCAAGCGCGGTGGCGTTGGATACGTCAACCTCGCCGATTGCGCGGTCAAGAAGAGCCTCAAACGTTTTCTCGCTGAAACCGTCAAGAGGGGACACGCCCTTTTCGGAAGCCTTCGCCTTGATTGCATCCATGCGGGAGCGTGACTTTTCCTTTGCCTCAACGTCCGCGTTCTTCTTCAGAAGATCGTCCACCTTCTTCTGCAAGGCCTGAACGGTCGCGTCTGCGCCCTTTGCCTTGCCCGCCTCGGCCTCAAGCTCCTTGGCCTTGTCCTCTGCGGCTTTGACCTTCTTTTCAAGCTCCGTGCGCGTTTCGTTGACGGCCTTGTCCTCGTCATAAGCTGTCAGGAACTGCTTTTCAGCATCCGTAAGAGCCTCGCCCTTGATGACCTTGCTTAAAACGTCTTTGATCTTCATACTTTAACATCCTCTTTGGGTTTCGTATTCGTATCAATAGCCGAATCATTAACATCGGCAGGCGCGTCGGCCTTCATATCTGCAATCTCCTGCATGGCCTCATTCACAAGGTCGCTGTCAAACTTGCAGGTCTCCTCGAGCATGTGCACACCAGCAACAAGCACCATCTTGCGCATGGACGGCGTAAGGTCAGGCTGATTGCCTACCTGC